CGAGGGAGACGAGGGAGGCCCGGACGCGGCTGTCGCGGTCGCGGCGTGCGGCGTCGGCTTCGCGCTGGGCTGCCTTGGCTTCGCGGTCGGCGATGGCCTGCTCGCGGGCGGAGAGTTCCTCGGTGCGCCGCTGGTCCTCGGTGAGCTGCGCCTGGCGGGCGGTCTCTGCGTCCTTGAGGACCTGGGTCAGCTTGGAGACGTCGGTGTCCTCATGGTTGAACGGGACGCCGGCCTGCTCGCAGAGTTCCTTGAGGATCTTCAGGCGGCCCTTGTTGTTCTCCCGGGTCATGATCCGGGTGAACTGGGCCTGCGTCATGGGCTGCCCAGTCTCCTTGTCGAGGACGAACTGGGAGGTATCCAGCGGCGCGGGCGCGGGCGGCTGCTGGCCGCGGGCGGCGAGGTCTGCGGGAGACGGGGCGGGAGGGGCCGGCGGGCCGGCCGGGGGCTGGCCGCCGTCGTTGTAGAAGACGGCGATGCCGGGCAGGCCGGTGTACGGGTGGGCCCAGCCGGAGCCGGCCAGACGCGGGCGGTGGTGCTGCGCGGGGCGACGCATCAGTGCAAGTCCTCCCAGACTCGTGTTCGTTCCAGGCCCCGCGCCTGAGATCAAGGACAGCACAGATTTCACGCCGTGTTCCCCCCGCTCCCCTGCGCCCCGTCTGCTGCTGCCGCTTGGGGATCGTCGTCTTGTCCGGCTGCGGTGCCTGCCGCGGGCAGGACGACGGCCGGCGGGTCGGGCTCCTCGGGTGCCTCACGGCCGAGGAAGGAGGCGACCTCATCGGGGTTGCCGAGGGCGTCGGCGAGGTTGCGGGCGTCTTCGAAGGAGCGGGCGTCGATCCGCTTGATCTCCTCTTCGGCGTCCTCGATGGGCCAGCCGATCTCCTGCAACCGGCGGATCGCCGTCTCCAGGCTGATGAGTTTGGCGTTGCGGGCGGTGGCGACTTCCTCGAGGACGGCGGCCTTGTCCGTCGGGGTGTACGCGCCGCGCATCAGCTTCGCGGGGAGGACGGGCAGGCCCACCCAGTCGGGGTGCTGCCCGGCCTGGAACAACCGTTGCACGAACTTGGGCAGGAGCCGGTCGGCGTGGTCGCGGGCCAGCCGCATCCCGGAGATGAGGGAGTCGAGCGGCCCCAGGGCCAGTTCGAGCTGGTAGCCGGAGGTGAACTTGGCGGGGTCCGCGGTGCCAAGGGCGACCGGGGGGATGCGGCCGGTGCTGGCCGCCCGGTCCCGCAGGTCGTGGACGTGGCTACGGAGCTCGGCGAGGTTGCCGCTGGTTTCCACGCTGGTGATGGAGCCGCCCTCGCCGAGGGTGAGGACCATGCCAGGCCCGGCCGTGTACTGCTGCTGGCCGTTGATGGCCTTGCCGGAGATGGCGAGGATCGGGGATCCGGTGGTGGCGGACGCGCGGGAGGAGTCGGTGTCCGAGCCGGACAGCTCGTCGAACACCTGCAACACCTTGGCCAGGGACGACTCCCCCCAGTGCTCTCCCGGTTCGGGGACGGTGTTGGGGACGTGGATGACCGGGATGAAGTCCTGGTACAGGTCCAGCTGGTCGAGAACCTCGCCCTGGCCGTTGGTCGCGAAGTGCGCCTTGTCCATGGGCAGCGTGTCGACGTCCACGGGCGCCTTGAGGTCGCCGAGTTCCCAGGTGGCGTCGGTCAGGTAGACCGTCTTGTAGGACGGCTGTTCGGACCACGGGTACAGGCGGGTGATCGCCCCTTGCGCGTCGAGGAGGTCGCCGCGGCCCAGGACAGGCTGGGGGGCCTGCTCGTCGGACGGTTCGGACAGGACGGTGGCGCGCACGGGCCGGCCGGTGCGGTCCACGCCGTTCGCGGACTGAGGGCGGATCCAGTCGAGGTGGTAGGTGATGCGGCGCAGCCGGGCCGGGAGGCGGCGGGCCTTGTCCTCAGGGAGTTCCCACGCGAAGTGGATCCGGTCGGGGAAGTCGGAGCCGTCGTCGTCTTCGCCCACGATCGGGAAGTAGAAGCCGGGGTCGTACGTCTTGATGCGGACGCGCTGCTTGTCGGCGTCCCAGTGCAGCAGGTACACGCCGTCGCCCAGGACGACGGTTTTCCGTTCGGTCTGGAGCAGCCGCATCGGCAGGAGTTCTTCGTCGGCCCACTCCCGCAGCAGGGTCTGGACGCGTTCGGCGATCTCGGCTTCTGGGGTGGACTGGTCGCCGCCCGCCTGCTCGGCACCCGGCACGGTCAGGGTCTGCTCTTCGCCCAGAACGTGGGAGGTGATGGTGTCGACGAACATGCTGGGGTCGCCGAACTCGCGTCGTTCGCGGGCGTCGTCGCCGTCGATGAACGCCGACAGCTGCGCGACCTGGTTCTTGTCGTATGCGGTCAGCAGCTTGTAGGCGGCCAGGCGGCGTTCGTCGTACGAGGGGACCCAGGTGGCGTGGGCCTCAGGAAAGGCCCGCCGGTTAGGCATGCCCATCTGGTCGGAGTACAGCGGCTTGTAGTTGAACGGCGACCAGCGGTCGATGATGACCGACCTGAGGCCAGAGATGAGGCCCACCAGCATTCCTTCCCGCTGATCCAGGCCCCGCGCCTGTGATCAGAGTACGGGTGTAGGCCGGTGGGGTTCCCCCGGTTAGCGGCGGCCACGGAGGCGTTGGTCGGCGTAGTGCTGGGTGCCGATACCTTCCTGCGCGGGGTCAGCGAGCTCGGTCAGTGCGTGGACCACGGCGTCCATACGGTCCGGGGACTCCATCCCGGGTAGCCAGGTCACCATCTGCCGTTCCATCTCGGGGAACTCCCCCACATGATGGACGGCCGCCTGTTCGTACAACTGGGCGATGGGCTCGGCGCGCAGGCGCTTTCCCTGCTTGGCGTTCACCTCGATGAAGCGGGGCCTGACCATGCCCTCGGTCCTGCCCTCCTGCTCGAGCTCCCTCCACGCCTGGGCCAGGACTTGCTTGGTCATGTCGCCGCCGAAATTGGTTTCCACGACGAAGGCGTCTGCCCGTAGCTCGACGGCCAGGAGGCAGGCCTCCCGTCCCCAGGATCCTGCTCCGTGCCGGCCGGAGCGGTCCGCGAGGACGTACAGGCCGCCTTGGTCGTCGCGGCCGGAGGCAACGATGCCGGTTTCGTCGTTGGCTGTTCCTGCGCCGCCGGAGGGGTCGATGGCGACCACGACGCGGGTGAGATTCACGCCGCGGAATGCGACGGCGCTGATCCGGTTGCCGGTGATCCATGCCCACTGCCAGACGCCGCCTTCGAGGGGGCGGGGCTGCTGCTGGTAGAGGGCCCACCAGACGCGTTCACCTACGGACTTGCGGATGCGCGCGTAGTCGTCGGCGTTGTACCGCTCTGGCCACAGAGCCTCGCCCGGGGTGCGGCCCAGGGGGTCGTCGGCGGTGAGGGCAAGCGCTGGCAGGTCGATGACGATCCAGTCGTCGGGCTCCTCTTTGAGGAGTCGGCCGGAGAGGTCGTCGTCGTCCCAGCGGGTGTTGACGAGCAGGACGCTGCCTTGAGGTTCGAGGCGGGTGAGGAGGACGGACTGCCACCAGTCCCAGACGCGTTCCCGCTGGGTAGGGCTGCCTGCGTCCTCGGAGCCCTTAAACGGGTCATCGACGACTGCGACGTGGGCGCCACGGCCGGTAAGAGGCCCTCCGACGCCTGCCGTGACCATTCCGCCTTCGTGGCCGTCGATGTCGAACCGGTTGGCTGCCTGGGATCCGTAGCGCAGGTCGATGCCGAGAAGTGGGGCGTGCTCGGTGATGGTGTTGCGGATCCACCGGCCGTGGTCGTCGGCGAGGTGCGCGGCGTAGGAGGCGAGCATGAAGCGGTGGTCCTGCTGGCGGCGCAGATACCAGGTGGGCCCCCAGCGGGAGGTACGGCGGGACTTCCCGGCGCGCGGAGGCATGGTCACCATGGCGCGGATGCGTTCACCGGCCGCGATCCGCTGGTAGATCCGGTCGATGATGTCAAGGTGGCGGGCCTGCATCTCCTTGCCGTGGGTGAGGACGCCGGCGAGCGCGCCGGGGCTGCGGTCCATGGCCATCTCGCGTTCTGTGACGGCGAGCTGGGCGCGCAGGTCGTCGGAGGCGCTGCGGATGATGTCCAGGCGCTGTTCGTCGGGGAGCGTCCGATAGATGGCGAGCAGGCCGCTATTCGCTGCCACTGTCCGCCTGGTTCTCGGTCTGCTCGTCGGTGGTGTCCCCGGGTGCGGCGCTGGGGGCGGGGCCAAGGCCGATGAGTGCTTCGAGTTCTGCGGTGGTGGCCTGGCTCATCTGGAGGGGCCCGCCGTCGGCGCCGGTGACTTCCGCCTTCACTGGCATGTCGTACCCGTTCAGCTTGGCGCGGCGTTCGCCGTTGCGGCGGCGAGCGTCTTCGATCTTCACGAGGCGGTCGATGGCCTGGAGGACGGGTGCGTCGTCTTCCATCGGCTGGTCGGTGTCGGGGTGGAGGATGACCCGCCCGTTGTTGACCATGATGTGGCGGTTGTTCAGGACGACGCGTGCGTGCACCTCGAGGTCTGCGAGGCGGCGCAGTTCGTCGTCGAGGCGTTCGTTCTCCATCTGCCGGTAGACGGCCACTTCGGCGGCTTCTGCCGCGCGGTTCGCCTCGAGGGCGCGGGAGACGTCCTTGCGTGCGGCGTCCGGGCTCTTGTAGCCGAGTTGTCCGACGCGGTCGTCGTCGTAGCGGACGCCTTGGCGGCGCAGCTCGAGGAGTTTGGTGCGGCGGACGGTGACTTCGTCCTTTTTGAGTTTCGACCATCCCATGGCGGTGGGGCTCCCGCGCTCGTGTGTGTGGTTGTCCAGGCCCCGCGCCTGTCACGAATGATCGCCGATATTCGGATGCGGGTTCCCCCGGCCGTGGGGCGGGGTGCATCATGCGCGGCATGAGTGAACTGGGGGGTCAGGTACGCGGGTGGCGGCCGTCGCGCGTACAGAAGATCGTGGCGGTGTTGGTGTTGCTGCTGGTGTGGACGGTGGCGGCGAACCGGTGGACGGATAAGGACTGTCGGCTTGGGGAGTCGTACAGCCTGGTGATCACCCATGGGGCCCCGGAGCGGTATGAGGGGTGCGAGGACGAGTCGGGTGGGGGTTCGGAGTACACGGACGACTATCTGGGCTGAAACGGCGAGTCGGCCCCACCGCCAGGGGGATGTCGCGGTGGGGCCGACGTTTGCTCGGGTGCCGGGGGGAGGGCGTTCCCCGAGCGGTATGGGGTGTGCACGGCCCGGGCGTACTGGCGGATGACCAGTGGGCGCGGGGACACCCTGGAGGAGACCGAAGTTCCACCTGGGCCGTGCAGTTCTGATGCTGCCGTATGACGAGCGGTTTGTCTGAGGCGCCTTCCCCCTGCTCCCCCAGGGACGGGTTAGAAGGGGGCGAGCCCGTGGCCGTTGGCCCAGGCCTCGAGGTCGCTTCCCTTGATCAGGCGCAGGGGTTGGCGCAGGCCGGCGTTGGTGGCGTAGGCGTCGTGGGTGAAGTCCGCGGTGGTGACGATGGCTCCGACGTGGCAGTTGTGGAAGATGACGGAGCCGACGGTCTCTCGGATGGTGCTGCTGGGAACGTTGTTGCCGTTCTTGTGCCGCTTGCACTGGATCAGAACGTGGGTGCCGTTGGCGAGTTGGACGCGGATGTCCATGCCGTTGTCGCCGGGTCCTCCGAGGACGGTGGCGTGGACGACGCGTTCGTCGCGGAGGGCGAGTTCGGCGATGGCTTGCTCGAACCGGCCGGGTGCGAGGCGCTGGAAGGTGCTGATGGTCCGGCGCCCGGGTGCGGGGAGGGCGGAGCGGCGGGCGGTGGCGCGGTCGAGGGCCTGCCAGAGCCGGTTCAGGCGCTTGGGTCGTATGCCTCGGAGGAGCAGGACGGCGGCGAGGAGCGCGACGGTGATGCCGGTCCAGATGGGCCAGGTCTGGGCGATCCCGATGGCGGTGATGGTGGCGGCGATCCAGCCCCAGCCGAGGCGGGGTAAGCGGAGCCGCCGGGTGTGGCGGGTTCGGGCGTTGGTCTTCCGGGTCCGGCGGGTGGCAGCGGGCGCGGTCATGGCGGTCTCCGGGGGTTAGCGGGCAGGCGGGAGTTGGTTGCGGGTGACGGCGATGAGGCCGCGGGTGTCGGCGTTGATCGTGTTGCGGTTTTGGGTGATCTGTCCGCTGTAGTGCTGGTGGATGACCGGCGGTGCGGCTTTCACGACTTCCTTGGCGCTCTTCATGAGGCTCTTGAGGGCGAGGAAGGGGAGGGCGAGGACGACGGGGACGGCGACCACTCCGACGCAGATCCATGCGATCACGGTGGTGTTGGCGATGCTGGATGCGCAGAGCACGGCGCTGATCGATCCCCCGGTGACGGCGATGACGACGCTGGTGGAGATGAGGGTCGTGTTGAGGTCGACGGCGCGCTGGCTCATGGGGGGCCGGCCGGGCTGGGCGATGGGGGGTGCGGTGCCGATGGCGGGCACGTCTGTGGGGTCCCTGTAGGAGGTGGGGGTGGGCGGGCGTTCCGGCTTGCGGACGGCGGCGAGGGCTTCTTCTACTTCACTGAGGAACTGAGCGGCGGCAGACGCCATGTCGGTCTGCCCGTTCTGAGGCGTGATGGGCGACGTGGGGCGGGTCACGGGGGCGGGTTCTCCTTCGTATGGATACAGAAAGCCCCCGGGTACGACCCGGGGGCTTTCTGGTCGTGTGGTGTGGTCAGTCGGTGTCCAGATCGTCGTCGACGTTGCCGGACTGCTCGTTGAAGTAGATGGCTGCGAAGCGGACGGCGGAGTTTTCGCTGAGTCCTGCCTTCTTCAGGCCGGAGATCAGCTCACTCATGTGGAGCATCGCCTCGTCCATCGGGGTCATCTTCAGGTCCGGGAACTCTTCCGGATTCATTGGGAACCTCACCGCACTCGGGAGCCGCGTAGGTTCCATCATCGCCCTTGGCGAGCTTGCCTTGAAGGGCGAGTTTCGTGCACAGATCCCGGAAGGTGCGTTCGGACTTCGAGTAGCCGGCCTTGACCATCAGCTCGTACACCTGGCCCGGCTTGACCGGCTCTCCAAGGGAGGCGAACAGTTCGACGGCGATCTGGTCGTCGGACTTGGGTACGACGCGGGTCTTGGCGAGTTCGATTGCTGCGTCCTGGGCGGCGGCGCGCTCGAGTTCTTCGTCGTCCAGCATTTCGTCGGACAGACGCGGGATCGTCGCGGCCTCGCCGGAGTAGGACACCTGGTTGCCGTCCTCGTCGATCTCGGGGTGCAGCAGTGCGGAGGCGGGGACCGGCGTCGGCCATGTCTGGTACAGCTCCCACACGGACTCGTGGACCCGGTCGGCGGTCATCTGACCAGAGGGGCCAGCGCGCAGGTTGGGGATGACGCGGGCCCAGCGCTGCTCGTAAGCGAGGCCAGCCGCGTTCGCTGACACCTCGTCGAGCCTCGGGCGTAGCGGCGAAAGTTGCCGTGCCGCGTCCATGAACAGGTCGACCATGCGCTGCCACTCGGGCGACCCTTCGGGGAACGGGTCGGGCATCGTGGCGTACGCCTTTGCCGGCGTGGGCTGGAAGGGGCCCTTGGTAGTCGACATGTAGACGACCGTGCCGGGGTCGGTGAAGACGGCCATGTCGGGGGCGCCGTGGTCGGGGAAGAGCATGGCGAGTTCGCTGGCATTGTTGGTGCGCAGGCCGATCCGTCCGGGCATCAGTTCGTCCATCGATGCGGTGACGAAGTCGCGGGTGGCGCGCAATCCGGTGTTCATGACGCGGACGTTCACCGAGCGGCCTTCTTCGATGATCCAGTCGAGTCCTTCGGCTGCCGCGTCGGACATCGACTTGGTCTCGTCGACACGGATGAGAATGGCGGGGAGGTCGGGGCGGGCGGGCAGGTTGTCTACGTTTTCGTCTTCGAGCAGGTCTGCGTAGTACGTCTTGCGTGCGGAGATGACCGCCCGTGCGGCGAGGACGAGGAGTTCACACTCGTCTGGGGTCGTTGCTGGCCAGTCGACAAGGGGCACGCCAATGCCGTGTCGCAGGTAAGGGTTGACGAACGGAGCGGACATCTTCGCCGAGGTGTCCATATCCCACAGGATGCCGTCGTCGCAGCGGACGTATCCGAGGCCGACGGTCTTCATTAGCGCCGTCTTACCGGAGCCCTGCGCGCCGACCGCGAGGGCCCCTTCGTCTTTCAGGTTCAGGCCGGCCTCGGTGCCGTTACCGATCCGGCCGAACCCGATCGGCTTGTTCACGGTCGATGGCGCCAGGCTGGGGTACGGGATGGCGCCCGACATCATGTTCTTCCGGGTGATCGCAATGAAGACAACGTTCCGGGGCACCTCGGGGCCGCCGGCCGAGAAGGAGACACCGCCGCCTTTCGGCAGGTGCAGGGCGCCGGCGAGTTCGGCTTCGTAGCCGCGCAGGGCGTCGACGTTCATGTGCGCGGGCAGGGTGATCTTCACGGTCTCCCCGGCGCCGGACGGCCACCGGTCGACAATGGGGTCCGCGGTGGCGCCCTCGATGCCGCAGATGTCGTACAGGAGCTTCGCCCAGCCGTCCTGAGCGGCCTTGATCTGCTCCCCTTGGGCCAGTCGCCGGTCGAGTTCCTTCTCCGCGGCGCGGGTCTGCTCGCCCCACCGGTCCATGCCGATGTTGGCGGCTGCGCCGGAGCCCCATATGGCCACGCCGATGCCCATGGTGATCAGGGTCGGTCCGGTGGCGAGGGCGTAGGACAGCCATCCGGTGGTGGCCAGCCACGAGGAGGCGCGCGCCACGGTGACGCGTCGCCAGGAGCCTTTGGCCTTCTCGTAGGTGATGGCCGCGCCCGTGCAGATGACGCCCGCGGCGGTGCCGGCCTGCCACGGGATGTCGGCGAGGGGGGCGACGAGCGCGCTGGCGCAGGCCAGTTCGGCGCCCCATGCGGTGAGGCGGCCGGGGGTGACGGCGTCGCGGCTGAAGTCCCAGCGCTTCGGCTTGTCGGAGAGGGTTTCCATTCCTGCGGGGATCGGTGCTGTGGTGGCGGTCTTCATGTCCTTCGTCTCCTTCCTGGTCTTAGCCTCGACGGCCCTTGACGACGTCCCACTTGCGCTCCGCGCGGGCTCCCTTGCGCGGCTTGGCGTTCAGCGTCAGCTCGCGCTGGTGGGCTCGCTGCGCGGCCTTGATGGCTTTGCGGAGCTCGGCTGCGACGGTGCGGACCTTGGCGGCGGTCGCGCGGACGGTGTCGTCGACGACCTGCTCGGTCGGCCAGGAGTTGGCCATCCGCCGGTACAGCTTGGTGACGGAATCGGCGACGACCTCGACGCCGCTGGCCGCGCCGCCGATTTCGGAGAGCACGACGACCATGTGGCCCCGGTCGAAACCCTTCATGAGGGTGATGAGCTTCTTGGTGCTGTCGTGTGAGGCGGGGACGACCTTGCCCGAGCCGCTGCTGGTCGTGCCGCCCGTGGCGCTTCCGGCGGGCAGGGCGCGCTGCTGGCCACCGGCGAGGATCGCCGCGCGCAGCTTCGCGCCGTCGAGGGTTCCATCGGCATTGCGGATGTTCCACCGCGGCTCCCCGACACGGGGCTCCAACACCCGGTAGATGTCCTCGCGGTGGGCATCGACGAACACCCCCATGATCGAGTCGGCCATGTGGGCGGCGGTCAGCGCTGCGACCGACGCATTGTTCAGGTGCTTGATGACCGAGGGGTGCAGCGGGGCGGTCTTCTGGAGGGTTCCGGCGCCCTCGCGGACGGCTACCGAAAGGCTGCGGCACATGGCGGGGATGCCGACGAGTTCGACGACGTGGTCGGCCATGTCGGCGTCGTCGTCATGGTGGAGGCCGTTGGCGAGCTGTTCGGCCATGGCGACCAGCAGCCGGTAGGCCTCGGAGCCGCGCACGTCGATCTGTCGGGCGACCGCTACACCGGCGGTGCGGGTGCTGGCGGGCTGTGTCGTGGCCAGGGGGTAGGTCACGGGGGTCCTCCTTCGCTGTTCCGTTCCCGCCGCGAGGGCGAGCAGTTGGTCCTGCTGGCGAAGTTCCAGGTCGATCCGGTAGTTCTCGGCCCGGATGCGTTCGGTCTTCACCTGGTGCGGGTCGCCGAGGGTGCCGTCCCGGGCGGCGTCGTCGGCTGCCTTCTTGCCGGCGGCGATTGCTTGGCGGCGGCGCTTGCGCGCGGCTCGGTCACGGATCGTCTGGATGCGCTTCTCGAGGCCGTCGTCGACGATTTCTGCATCGATGATCTGGTCCTGGCCGGAGCCGCCCGGTGTCCTGGGGCTCGGGCCGCCGTCGACGATCTCTCCGTCGACGATGTCCGCGTCGTCGTTGCGCCTCTTCGTCTTCTTCGGCTCGAGGGCGTCGCGGGCTGTGGTCGACGAGGTGTCGTCGCCCTTGCCCTTGTTGTCTTTGCGCTTGCGGTCCTTCTTCGGCTTGTCGGGCTTGTTGCCTCGGCCGGCCCATGGCCGGTCGCTGTTCGGCTGCTTGCCCCGGTTCTTCAGGCCGAGGCCCTTCACGCCGTCCCGGAGGCCGTCCTTGAGGCCCTTGGTGTCGCCGTTCTTCGGGGTTTTGTGCTTGCCTCCGTCGGTGCTGTCGCCCTTCCCGTTCTTCGGGGCTTTGTCGGTCTTGTCCTTGTTCTTGAACTTGTCGGCGAGGCCCTTCCCGAGCTTCCCGAGCCTGTCCGCGACCGGGTCCTTCGTCTTGGGCTTCTTGTCCTTTCCGGTCCCGCCGAGCCCGTTCTTGTTTCGGTCGTTCGGCGTCCTGGGCGTCTTCGGCCGACCGCCGCCCGAGCCGCCGGGCCCGTTCGGCGAGCGGTGCCGTCCCCCTGCACCATTGCCGTTGCCTCGGCCTGCACCGTTACCCCGGCCGCCCGAGCCTGCACGGTCGCGCCCCGAACCGTTTCCGTTCCTGTCGTCGCCAGACCCATTGGCGCCGTCGTTGGTGTCCTCGTCGTGCTCGGCTCGGCGCGCACGCCACATCGAGGCAGCGACCAGCGCAGGCAGCGCGGCACCGCCGATGATGGCCCCGGCAGGGCCGGCGAGCAGAAATCCGAGGCCGATCGCCGCAGTCTCGCCACTCACGCTGTGTGAGATCGCCGCATATCCGTTTCGCAGGGAGTTGTCAGCATTGCCCTGAGATGGGGTAGGGGCGGGGGGGGGGGGGGGCGCGCCCCCGGGGGGGGGGACCCCCCCCCCCGGGGGCCCCCC